GCATGGGGCGGCGATCCGGAATCCCTGAGAGCTGAGGTTCTTCAGGGATTTATTCATTTTGTGGAGCTTTACCATGACGAGTATGACCGTAACCGCCTTATTTACAGCCTGCGCAGCTATGAGCCAAACTTCATTTATGTGGCAGGCAAGGCGGAAAAGGAACTGCGCGGAGTGAAGCGCTACATCAATATTTTCTACCGTATCTACAACGGCAGACGCAAGTATTCGATTCTTCCCATGAAGTTCTGAGGGAAAAAACTTTTTTTACCCGATCAAGGTCGGAAACCATGGGGCTGTGCTTCGTCACGGCCCTATTCTTCTGCCCTTGGTTTACGCACATACATTCCTTTATCTAATCATAACCATGGAATAAACCAAATGAGGAGGTGTGACATGGACGCATGTGTATCATCCGATTTCGATATTCGTAATGTTGATCGCAGCAAGCTGGTGGACATCCGCGATGTGAAGGTCAATACCGCGCTGCCCAAACGTGAACGCATTCTGGACTTTATTCGTCAGATCGGAAATCCGTATTGCTACCGACACGGAAAATATGTGGTCAAGGTCAGCTTTGCCGATACGGATATTTCACTGGAGGACAGATTGGAGGCATATATCCGCACAAAAGGCTGACCCCCGCGACATCCTCGACAGTTTTGAAAAGCAAAGATACAATTTTGGAGGAAAGGAGTTGGCATTATGCAAAACAATACCGAAACAAAAATCTGGAACGCCACTCTTTACCTCCGACTGTCGCGGGACGACGGAGACAAAGAGGAATCCAACAGCATTACCGGGCAGCGAGAGCTGCTTCGGGATTACATCCGGAACCGCCCGGAATTTCATGAATATGCCGTCAGGGTTGATGACGGATTCACAGGTTCCAATTTTGAGCGTCCTGACTTCAAAAGAATGATGGAGGACATAAAGGAAGGACGAACCAACTGCATCATCGTCAAAGACCTGTCGCGCTTTGGGCGTAACTACCTTGACGCAGGCGAATACATTGAGAAGATTTTTCCCTTCCTCGGTGTCCGCTTTATTGCCGTCAACGACAATTATGACAGCCTCGGTGGAAAGAACGCTTCGGACGATCTAATCATCCCGTTTAAGAATTTGATTAACGAAGCCTACTGCCGGGACATTTCCGTGAAAGTCCGTACACAGCTTGAAATCAAGCGAAAAAGCGGACAGTACATAGGCGCTTTTGCCGTGTATGGCTATATGAAAGATGAAACGAATAAGAATCACCTTGTCGTGGATGAGTACGCTGCCGATGTGGTGCGGGACATCTTCAAATGGAAACTGGATGGTATGAGCCCGCAGGATATTGCTGTCCGTCTAAATCAGAGCGGTATTCTCTCGCCTATGGAATATAAAAAGTCCCTTGGCATGAAGTTTGCCACCTCATTCAAGGCAAACCCGCAGGCAGTATGGTCGGCAAACGCTGTACTGCGTATTTTGAAAAATCCGGTGTATATCGGCGTTCTTACGCAGGGCAAGGAAACTACCCCCAGCTACAAGGTTCACAAGCGCGTGACAAAGCCGGAGGACGAATGGGCGGTCATTCCCGATAGCCATGAAGCAATAATCCGGCGTGAAGATTTTGACAGCGTACAGAAGGTGCTCTCTCTGGACACCCGCCGCAGTCCGGAAGACAGTAATGTGCAGCTTTTCAGCGGCATGGTGTTCTGCGGTGAGTGCGGCGCAAGCATGGTACGAAAGACCGTTCCTTCCGGTAAAAAGAAGTATGTGTACTATGTCTGTTCGGCGCATAAGCAAGATAAGTCCTGTTTCTCCCACGGCATACGCGATGCGGCGCTGGAAGAAGTTGTTTTAGAGACGGTCAAACAATATATCCGCGATGTGGTTGACCTGGATGATCTTCTTGCCATGACGGACACCGCACCGCTGAGAACGGCAGAAGCGCAAAAAGTACAGCGTCAGCTTGATAAAAAGCGTTCCGAGCACGAACGGCTCCAAAAGCTGCTCATGTCCCTTTATGAAAATCTGGCAGACGGCATCATCGACCGGGAGGAATACGCGAGATTCAAGCAGAGCTATACCGAACGTGCCGCCGAATGTGAAAAGCAGATGGATGCTTTACAGGAAAGTCTTGTTCAAATCAAAGAGCACGGCGGCGAGCACCGCGAATGGATGGCACAGTTCCGAAAACATCTGAACATTACCGAGCTGGAGCGCAGCATTGCCGTAGCGCTGATTGACCGCATCCTCATTTACAAGGACAATCGCGTGGAAGTCCATTTCCGCTTTGAAGATGAGTTTGCATGGCAGATGGATATTCTGCGAAGATCACAGATCAGGGAGGTGGTATAAGTGGCAAGAACAAAACGCAAGCAGAATCCGATTATCCCGGAGACGGAAGCCCCGGCACCGGCGCAAAAGAAATACCGTACCGCCGCTTATGTCCGCCTTTCCGTGGAGGACAGCGGCAAGCCCGGTGCGGATACCATTGAGGGGCAGAAAAATCTTCTGCTCCGCTATATTGAAAACGACAGCTCACTCACACTTTACGGCCTGTTCTGTGATAACGGGCGAACCGGTACGGACTTCGAGCGTCCTGAATTTGAAAAGCTCATGGAAGCCGTCAGGCACGGAGAGGTAGACTGCATCGTGGTCAAAGACCTCTCACGCTTCGGGCGAAACTACAAGGAGACCGGCAATTATCTGGAACGGATTTTTCCGTTTCTCGGTGTGCGTTTTATCGCCGTCAACGACGGTTTTGATACGCTGACCGCCGAGCGCGGCGCAGACGGTTATCTCGTTCCGCTGAAAAACCTTATCAACGAGGTTTACAGCAAGGATATTTCCAAAAAGTCCGGTTCTGCTTTGGCAACGAAACAGAAAAACGGCGAGTTCATCGGCGCATGGGCTCCCTACGGGTATCGCAAGTGTGCCGATAATCCGCACAGATTGGAGCCGGACGAAGCAACCGCTCCCGTTGTCCGGCAGATCTTTCAATGGCGGGTTGACGGCATGAGCGTTACGCAGATTGCCAAGAAGCTCAATGATTCCGGCATCCCGTCACCCTCCGCATATCTCTACAATACCGGCATCTGTAAAACTGAGAAATACAACGGTGCGATTTGGTATATACAGGCGGTCAAAAACATTCTTTCCCGACAGGTATATATCGGACACATGGTTCAGGGTACGAAACGTCAGTCCTTCTATGAAAACCGCAGCCAGTACAAGAGGCCGCGGGAGGAATGGATTGTCGTTGAGAACACCCACGAGCCGATCATCGACAAGGAGACCTTTGATAAAGTACAGGCCCTTGCGAAGCGCAGGAATGATGAATACTTTGAAAATCTCGGCAGATTCAGCCATTTGGAAACCACGGAAAACATTCTCAAAGGTCTGATCTACTGCGCCGACTGCAAGCGTCCGCTGGTGCGGTACAAGAACGTGAGCCACGGAAAAAAGCTGTGGTACACCTTCATCTGTCAGACGCACACAAACGATATTACAAGCTGTCCGATGAAGAACATCCGGGAGAATGAGTTGATTCCCATGCTTATGACGGCGATTCAGACGCAGATCGCGCTTGCCGCCGATATGGAAGCACTCGTCCGCAGGGTGAACAGCTCCCCGAAATACAGAAAACAGACTGCCAACTTACAGGGAAAGCTGGAAGACGCTAAACGCAAGCTCAAACGGTATAACGGTCTGTATGACAGTCTCTATCAGAACTATGTGGATAAGCTCATGACTGAGCAGGAGTATGTGACGCTGAAAAGCCGCTACAAAGCCGAAGCAGAGGAAGCGGAACGGCTGATAGAAGCTCTTACCCGGCAGCAGGCAGAGAAAGTCCAATACACGCCGGAGAATCGTTTTCTGACGGCCTTCGGCAGCTTCCGGGGTGAAGATACACTGACAAAGGAAATGGCACACGCCTTAATCGAGCGCGTCTATGTGGACGGACAGAACAATATCGAAATCATATTCCGCTACCGCGACGAATACAAAGCGCTTTGTACATATCTTGAAGGAAAGGAGATCGGCGCATGATTACTGCGATTTATTTGCGTATTTCCAGCGAAGACACAGACCTGAAAACAAGCGAAAAAGACGAATCCGAGAGCATATCCAATCAGCGCAGGCTCCTTTGGGATTATGTACGCAGTCATGCAGACTTGTCGGGTTCGGAAATTCTGGAATTTTGTGACGACGGCTGGAGCGGCACAAACTTCGAGCGTCCCGCGATGAAGGAACTTTTGGAAAAGGTCAGGCACGGGCAGATAGGCTGCATCGTGGTCAAAGACCTCTCGCGTTTCGGACGTGATTACATCACGGTCGGTGACTATATCTCCCGTGTGTTTCCTTTCCTCGGAGTACGGTTTATTTCCGTCAACGACGGCTTTGACAGCATCAATCCGCAGGACATAGACAGCCTCGATACAGCGTTTCGGACGCTGATCTATGACCTGTACAGCCGCGATCTTTCCCGCAAGGTCAAGAGCGCCAAGAAAGCCAGAGCGGAGCGCGGGGCATTTCTCAGCCCCTATGCGCCCTATGGGTATATAAAAGACCCGGAGGATAAAAACCATCTGCTTGTGGATGAAGAAGCCGCTGTTGTGATCCGTCGTATCTTTCAGAGAGCGGCAGACGGTTTGAAGGCATGGGAAATTGCCGCGGAGCTGAACGGAGACGGGATAAGTTCTCCAAAAAACTATAAGATCAATGCGGGTTGCACAAGAACGCCGTGGCGAAGCATCCAGGAGGAAAACTTCTGGACTGCCAATCTGATTGCGAAGTTTCTGAGAGACGAACGCTACATTGGCAAGGTGGTCTATGGCAAACGAATTCGGGATATTGTTGGCAGTACGCACACGGTAAAAATCTCCCGGAATGATTGGATCGTCGTTCCCGACAAGCATGAAGCCATCGTTTCAAAGGCACTGTTTGACACTGCACAGGCTTGTATGCGGGAATATCGGGAATATGAATCACCGTCTGACAGCGGCAATCCATTGAAGCGTAAAGTGTACTGCGGAGTATGCGGCCACGCCATGAAGAGAGACTGCCGGAAGAACGCATCCTACTTCTGCGGAACCAAAAAGCTGAATACTGGCTTTGACTGTTCGGATGAGAAAACATCGGAGGCAGATATTTTAGATGCTGTGATCGACACGATACAGGTCTACGCACAGTACGCGGTCAGTATAGACCGGCTTCTGAAAACGAAACAGAACCAGAGACAGCTTGATCGAAAACGGGCGCAGAGACAGTTACAGGTACTTCAAAGCAAAAAGGGTCAGCTCGACAAACGACTGCAAGATCTCTATGAAGGTCTGGTGGAGGGAGCACTTTCCCGTGAGAGCTTTGCGGCACAGAAAAAAAGCCTGACAGAACAGGCAGAGGAAATATCTAACACAATATCCGAGCTGGAAAGAAAATCCCGTGCTGATTCTGATGACAGTAATGCTGTGGTCGAGCAGTTCAAGAGCTATGTCGGTATTACTACGTTGACAAAGGAAATCTCCACTGAGCTTTTGAAGTCCGTAACCATATATCCGGGCGGGTACATGGACATCAAGCTAAACCTTACTGATGAAATCCAAAAGCTGATGGAAACGCTGCGCCGAGAATCTTATACGGCGTGATTTTATTAGTCCTTACCATTCAGCAGCCGACGATGGATGGTCTGGAACGAACTTTGACAGGCCGGATTTTCAGAGAATGATTGATGACATTGAGGACGGGAAAATCAACTGCGTTGTTACGAAGGATTTATCCCGCTTAGGCAGAAACTA